TATAATCATAAAATTATGCGCCCTTAGCTTAACTGGATAGAGCAGTTGCCTCCTAAGCGACCGACGTGGGTTCGAGTCCCGCAGGGCGCACCAAATTAAATTACACCTTAGTCCGAAATAGTACGGGAACCCTTTATCTATAATTGATTATTAAATTTTTATAGTCTTTAATAGTCCGACATAGACCGAGATAATTCTTGTTTTTTTACGGTACTTAATACAGTACCCCATTAAATACCGCAAAAATGGTACCGCAAAAATGCCTAAAACCGTTGTCCCACTTACTGATACAAAGATAAAGAAAGCAAAATCAGAAAATGGAAAATCCCTGAAACTATCTGACGGTTCGGGTCTCTATTTGCTTATCGATAAAAATCAAAATAAATTTTGGCGTTTTGATTATTCCCGCCCATATACAAAAAAAAGAAACACTATCGGTTTTGGCTCTTATCCAGAGGTGAGTCTTGCAGATGCTCGATCTAAACGAGATGAAGCTAGATCATTATTGGCACAAAATATAGATCCACAAGTTGAACGTAAAAGAGTTGAACAAGAACACGTAAACTCCGAAAAAAATACTTTTGGCGCAGTTGCAGCAGAATGGGAAAGTAAACAAGATTTTGCAGAATCAACTATCCGTGGTCATAAAAGATTGCTTCAAGTCATAAACGCGAATATTGGGAAAAAACCTATTGATAAAGTTACCCCAGTAGAAGTTTTAAATATCTGTCGCATTTATGAGAAGCAAGGAAAATTAGAAACAGCGAAAAAGGTTAAAGTTAAATGTGGTCAAATCATGAGATATGGTGTTGCCACTGGTAGATGTGAGAGAGATGTAACCCAAGATTTAAGAGGTGCTTTAAAAACACCTAAGGTAAAACATTTATCAGCTCTAACTGAATCGAATGAGTTTGCTCCACTCCTTTATGATATCGACTTTTATGAAGGCACATTTATTACTCAAATTGCCTTAAAAATTGCTCCTTATGTATTTGTTCGCCCTGGTGAGTTGCGTTATGCAAAGTGGCCAGATATTGATTTAGAAATTGATCTGTGGAGATATACACCACCAAAAACAAGAAACAAAACTGGTGTTCAACACCTTGTGCCTATACCTAGGCAGGTTAAAGAACTATTGCTGCAAATTAAGGAGCTGACTTTTGATCCTCAAGGTGAAAGTGAATATGTATTTCCATCAATGACCAGTAAACTAAAGCCAATGTCAGAAAATACAATTAACCAAGCCTTACGTAGACTAGGCTACACGTCTGAGCAAGTATGCGGCCATGGGTTTCGTGCATCTGCCAGAACAATTTTAGAGGAAGTGCTTAACTACCCTATTGAAATCATCGAGCAGCAATTAGCACATAAAGTTAAAGATATGCACGGACGAGCATATAACAGGACTAAGCATTTAGAAAAAAGAAGAGAGATGATGCAAGCTTGGGCAGACTATTGCGATCAAATAAAAACTGAGTATGCCAAGTCCATTCCATCTAAATAATTTATTGTTTCTTAGAGAACTTCCACCAAATTTTTTTATAATAGACTTCTTCACGCAAGAAGTTAATTTTCAATTCATTACCGTTAAAGTCATAAATTTTGGTGACCTCTCCGCTTTTGTCTAGATCTGCCAAAAGATCCTCTGTTCGAGTATTGGCAAAATCATGAATCTTAATTAGCTGACTAGACATTAAAGCGCTCTCACACAAATCGAGACATTCACATTACTATTAATTGTGTGAGCTGTGCAACCTGAGAATAGGAGGCACAGCAGTGTGATTGTGAAAGCTATCTTTGAACGTCTGTATTGAAAGAAAGTCATATAACAACCCGATTGGCAATCCAACCATAGAAAAACTGTTCCTGCTTTGGATTACGCTCACAGATTTCAATGTAGCGTTGTCCTTGCATAATGTTCAGAACTCGAACTAAAACTTTTTCGCCTTCTTTCCCGCGTTTTGACAAGTATGTTTTAAGAGCACCTAGCGTTTCTGAACCATAAACACCGTCTACTTCTAAGTCGGGGAACCCTGCTTTACCTTGGTTATTAAGCAAGTTCAAAGCTCGTTGTAAAAGTGGTTTTGCAAAGCCGGTACCGCAATTCACACCAGTATCTAAAAGTTCTTCAGCTACAGCAGAGGAAATTGCATTAACCTGATCAAAACGTGGAGCAGTCCAATAGTTTTTGCGATAAATTGCTTTGGCCACATCCAGAGGTAAATCTCGCATATTGCCTTTGAATCCATTTGCTCGAGCAACTGCTTCAGTAATTCCATACTTAGTTGCACCGCCCCGATCAGCTGGGTTATTTACATACCCGCCTTCACGCTTAATTAATTCATCAAGATATTTTTCAATATTCATTTCGGTTTCCTTCAGATATAAAAAAACCGCCCGAAGGCGGTATTAACTGTTTTCAATGTCTTTTCTGGCATTCTTAAACTCTTTGATCACTTCAACGATCGTTTTACCTTCCTGTTTATCTATGAAATTAAAAATCCAACGGACTAAAGCCCAACCGGGTAAACCACAAACAAAGAAGAACCCACCTAGAGCAATCATCCCCCATACATCAGTAACCCATTCATGAAGTCCCCACTTCACAATAATGAATGAGCCGCCAGCCAAACTTGATACAACCGTACAGATCAAACCAACTGCCCACTCTTGTGGTGAGCGTGGCATTCGTGTCATCAATACAACTGCTGCAACTAAAGCAACCGCTAAAGTCACCATAAATGCTGCACCATAAAATTTTAAAATTGCTGTTAAACCACTAGTGGAAACTGGTTCCATTAATATCTCCAGAAAATAAAAAAACCGCTAGGAAGCGGTAGTTTTTCGTTGTCCAATCCATCATTGGACCGACCATAAAAAAAGCACCCGGTTGGGTGCTTTAAAGTACAAAAATAAATTAGATTTAATCTTGAGTTACTGTTTACCTGTATAGAAATTTTTGGGATATGGGCAATAAATCACTGCCTCATAAAAATAGTTAAAGCTTCTTGAACCTGTAGTTCCCGGAATATTTCCGTTTTGCATCAATTTTACTTCAATAGTTGTTAAGTTCGGGAATGACATAACTGGATAAAAGTTTGCTTCACCATACTGCACACCACTTGATGTAATTCTCATGCCATTACGCCAGGGGTATGACATCGTATCTGATATAAATAGATGTTCGCTAGATAATTCTTCAGACAATGTAATGGTATAGGTTGCCGCAGGGTTGGTATAAGTATTGACGCCACCTGTCATAATACCTGCCAATTGCAAATATCCTTTAAGAGCATCAAATACTAAGGTACCTTCAGCATTAAAAACCTGAAGTCCGAATTTACTCGGCATCATTTTTGCAATGGTATAACTTACTACTGTTCCTACATCTCCTTGCTGATAACCAAAGAGATTAAAGTTAAAATTCCATATACCATTAATTTTAGTTAATATTGAATTTGATCGTATTGGACGCCCTGAAAGCGTCCGAGCAAAAGAAAGAATTTGACTATTTAAACTAGCTAAGAATTTTTCATAGTCGGCATCACTTGGTTCATCATAATCAAAACCTAGCTCTCTTAAAGTATTACCTGTTGCGGCAGTTACGGTACCCGACCATGTATAATCATATCCTTCAACATAATAAGAACTATTATTACGATCAATAAAAGTATTTAAAGTTACATCATACTTTCCCAAGAACTTAGCTGAGTTGTATGTATCATCAATAACAACATTGAAGTTATCGTTTTTAAGTTCAAAATAACTAACCACGATATCCACCATATCGAATTTTAAAACCTGCTGGAATCATGGGTTCTTTCCACTGCTTTTGATCTAAATCTGAATACCGTTTATGTCGAATCCACAAGCCCATAGCTTGAAATTTCCAAGTATTAGGTGAAGTAGAAATTTGCTCAAAAGCACATCGGCATCCTTTAATTTCACCAATCAGAATAGGCTTTATCAGGCCATCAGGAATGGTAAATTGCCATGAAGCTCTATCTTGATAAGAATTAATATCTGTTGGATTTATTACCTCCCCAACCATATGAGAAATTGGCAATGATTGCTTAAATGGTATTAATTGGGCTCCATCAATAGAAGCCAAGAACTGAGTATCCACTAACTTTTCTCCTTAGAAAATACCGAGTTTTACCCGGATTTGATTCAAGTCGTCATAGACTTCAATCTTTTTGCCGCTAATAACAGTTCGTGCACCGTTAGGTTTGTTTTCATCTGCAAGTGAGATAAAAGTACCCAAGTTTGCTGTGATAACGCTTAAGTTTTCTGCCCAGATCCGATTGGCATTGATATATCCAAAACTACCATTATCGACATACAAACCACGCGGAATAACAGTGCCATTTGGCAAAGTCACTGGCTTGTTTTGCAGTGTCATTAATGGCTTTGGCTCTATACCGTCAATACCCACAGGTGTGCCAAATTGGATGCAATCATAGTTAAAAATGAAAGTAGAAGTCGTACCATCATTCATTGATCCATGACCAGAAACATGGCCATTTACATCGAACTTAGTAAACTGCTGAGCATAGATGCCATCAACACTTTCACTGACATTTTGAATAGACGCACTATTCTCACCGACTTTTGTATTTAACGTTTCCGTTACTTTAATCGTTGAAGAAATAGCACTTGAATTTGCCTCGAGCTGGCGCTTGAATACGGCATTGTTCTCATTCATCTGAGCAGAAAGCTGTTCAGTAAGTTTAGCTTGGGCCAAATCACCTTCGATACGAGCAGATTGCTCTGACCATACGCCTGCATAACCTCCTT